CAGTATGCTTCTGCGCGTGCAATCTGCTCTACGGCTGTTTGGGCTTCTTCGGTTTCTGATAGCTCATACGTCCCTTCCTTTACACCAGCTTTTACTGCCTCCGCTCTAAATAGCCTCATAACTCCGCGTATGCGAGTAGCCCTACGGGCAATTAAGCCAGCCGGACCGGGAACAAATACAGGCACTACATCAACTACTCCGGGAGATTGCGCCTGTACTTTTAGGATGGCATTCTGTAATGATTTGGCGTATTTTTCTCGCATTGGAAGGCTAACACCTTGCATTAGCGTTTCCCTGTTTATGCGGTCAGCCAAAAAAGTATCCCATCCGGGTTCGTCTGAGTATAGCGTATTAGCATCCATAACATTCTGTATATATCGTCGCATTTGCGGAGGAATATTTGGGCTATTTGGTATATGCAAATACTCTGAAAATGCCTCCGCAAAATACTCTGCGTGGTTGCTGTCACCGTAAAGGCTAATCCCTTTACCGTCTACATGAAGATGCTTGCACCCCCAGCCATGAGGGTCGCCTTGGATATTTCCATCAGCAAAAATTTTCATAGCCAAGGGGTCGTCTATATCGTATCTGCGATGTATGTAATGCCCAATTTCGTGTTCTATTGTATTCTCGAACATTGTCACATCGTAGTCATCATCTAACTGGAAGGACTCCCCTGTATTATGGCGGTATTGTCTTATAAGCTCCTTGTCATCTTTAACACCCATCAACCCCTCGTTGATCTTAGTCTCGACCCGTCTAATGCTACCATTTAATGCAGCTATTTCTTCGTCTAGGTCCTCAGCCCATCGAGTAACCTCGCGACGGTCGCTTTGTATCTTTATTATTATGTCATCTAGCAACTCGATTTGTTCTTCTGATGGCAAATCTTTAAGCCTTGCATCATAGGGAAGTACATTCAAATCAACATCTTGTAAATACTCATCGTATAACCTAGCCTCAATACTATCCGGTAAATCCATCCCTGATCTGCCTTTGGTTGTTAGGTACTCTTTATAGCGCTCTGCATTGTTCTGAAGTAGCCCGAAGTTATCCCGATCTTCGTAGGCGCCCGCACGCATTTCTTTCAAATTTTCTATTTCTTGGCGTATGGAAATTACCCTTGGGTCTTGGTCTAGCTGCGCCTTCACTAGAATAGGATCAGCCTTCTTTCCGTACATCGCACTTCTATATCTTGCGTTTCTTAGCGCTCGCTCGCCTGTGGCAATGTTCCATCTATCAATTTGGCCGTTCGGAATCATGTCGGAATTTACAACCATATAATCAGCGCCTTGATATGCCATCGTGGTATTGTTTGGCTGAATGCCTTCAAGCTCATCGTAGCTTATGAAAGCCTCGGCACGATCGGTAGTCGTTACAGTTCTCATCGGCTTCCACCGATTTTTCCCGATAGTTCTATACAGGGATACGTTAAGCTGGCGCCCAGCTTCAGGCGCCAGTCCGTAGTAGCTTGTTTCTCTTGCAAGATTCATCGCTCTAGCCCATGCCTCCTGTTCTTCAAGAAGCATATCAGTAGCCAGTATTTGGCGCTGAATTCTGAGCGCCTGATCTGGGTCATCAAAGCCTTCTAGCAGCACATCTAATTCTTGGCTTTTTCTCCATTCTTCCCAATCTTCAAACTGTAAAACGTAATCTTGTTTTCTTCTGTTTTGGTGGGTAATAGCCTTCGGGTCATCTACTTCCCGTATAATAGTTGGATGTGGATGTCCTCTACGCCTTAATACCTCCTCTATTTCATCCAGATCATCCAGTCTGGGTGGAGTTGTTAATGTACCGCTAACACGCGCGTTGGTTTCTGGGTCTATTAACTGCCTAATCTCACTGGCAAGATGTATTCTTCCGGGAATATGGCTAAGTAAAAAGCCGTTAGCATCTAGCTCTCTAATGGTAGCCAAGCCTACAGTCCTACCCCAATCCTCGCTAAATCTATACGCTGCTAGCTCATTTAATTGTAGCCTTCCGGCTTTATAAGATTCCCATTTTCTTCTACCCATCATCCTGATCTGCCTTTCGTCAGGTTGCGCAGCAAACCAATCTCTTGCTGATGGAGGTCGTTCAGTTCGAGGCCCAACCGTAAGAGGAAATTGCTCCATGTCTCTACGAGGAAATTCTAGAGTCAACTCATTAGGCGCCATTGGAACTGGAAGTATTACACAGCGACAATTAGGATGAGACGGGAAAGGCTCATATACCTCGTATAGCGTTCCATCTAAAGCAATGCAAGCCATACATGTTCTTTCACTTTTGGAAGCATGTCTTTCGTAGCTATGAATTAAATGAGCGTTGTTCACATAGTTACGCCTACTTCCTTCTCTGAAAGCTCTCATGGTTTCTGTTCTGCTAATAGTCAAGGCACGAGTAAGAGGCAAGCCAGTAGCATCCCGCATCATGCGCGCTGTTTTTGCTGGGTTATAACCCATCGCAACACCCTGATAAAGTGTCTCTCTAATCTTTGGCGCCGTTTCTGGCCCAAGCCGTTCAAACAGTTCGGATAATGGAGTGCCTTCTTCGGCAAATCCCACTAGCTGCGTCAATGCTTCATTGGGAAGCCTGTTAAATGTTGTGGCTAGCACCTGATCGGGATCGGTTGGTATGTAAGTACGAGAGGCATAGTAGGATAATTCCGACGCCTCCCCAGATAGGCCTACCGCCTGAAGTTGAGCCTGTGTAACCAAATCGCCAGCAGTTCTGGCAAACCGTGATGACCCAGCCAGAAATTGAGTTTCTAATTGCTTAAATCTTTCTAAGCGCCCAAGCTCCCAAGGCTTTAGTTGGCGCTCCTGAGCAATAGCCATTAAAGCCTTGGTGTCAGATTGTAATTGTCTATAAACAGGCGCGTATGCGCGGATCATTTTAGCGTGGGCTGATCGGCTTAAACTTTCAACTGCAGTCTGGTATTTTGAGGCTATTTGATCCAGTCGCCCGCCAGCCTGTGCCAGAAACGTGCGCTCATCTATCTGCACCTGAAGCGCTGCCATG